AGAGCCAGCAAGCAAATACGCTCGCTGGCCGTCACGCGGACTATATTCTATTCCTCCTTGATGAAAGCGGCGGTATCCCTGATGCCGTCATGGTTACGGCGGAGGCTGCTCTCTCGTCTTGTGTCGAAGGGCACATTGTCCAGGCCGGCAACCCGACACATCTCACGGGCCCTCTATATCGAGCCTCGTGGAAAGTTATCGAGATAACCGGCGACCCGGACGATCCCAAGCGATCGTCCCGTATCTCGCTGCAGTGGGCGCGCGACACCATCAAATTGTGGGGGCGCGACCATCCCTATGTGCTGGTCAACGTCCTCGGCAAATTCCCGCCGTCGTCATTTAATGCGCTGATCGGCCCGGATGAGATCCGTGAGAGCCAACAGCGCTTCTACCGGGACTTCGAGCTCGGCAATGCCCCGAAGGTCCTGGGGGTCGATGTGGCCCTGTTTGGTGACGATCAGAGCGTGATCGCCTACCGGCAAGGGTTGCAAATGTGGAATTTCAAGAAATACCGTAACCTGCAGCCGAGCATGGGGGCGAGCATTGTTTCACGTGAATGGGAAGAGTTCGGAGCTACCGCAGCGTTCGTGGATGCCACAGGCGGAGCCGGTGCCGGATGGGTGGACGGTCTTATGTTGCTCGGGCGCGCGCCGATCGGTGTGCAGTTTGCCGGCCAGGCTCACGAGAACCAGCGCTACGCCAACAAGCGGGCCGAAATGTATTTCGAAGCCGTGAACTGGATACGTCGCGGCGGGGCGCTGCCGCCCGACGATAACCTGCTAGCGCAGCTCACCGCGACCACCTACACCTACGAGAAGCGCGGCGACCGGTTCATCATCGAACCGAAGGATATGGTCAAGACCAAGCTTAACGGGTCCTCGCCGGATGAGGCCGACGCCTTCATTCTCACCTTCGCCGAGCCGGTACAGGCGGCAGACGCCAAGGGCAGGCCGCGGCATCAGTATAAGTACGATCCGTTCTCCGACAGCGGCAGGGACCACGATCGGCCGGCTAGCCGGTTTAGTTCCGAATACGATCCGTTCGGCGGGGTATGAGCATGACCTACATTATATACAGCCCTTTCATCGTGCTCTTTCTGGCCTCCATCCTTTGTGTCGGCCTTTACTGGCTCGGTAAGTGGGATATCGAAAATAATCCGGGGGACCAATGAAAAACGCCCTGCTCGCTCTCGTGATATGGTCCGTGTTCATCGCCGCCCCGGTCTACCTCGGCTGGTATTTCTACCCCTACTTTTTCATCACGCTGAGTCTGCTCTCCGGCTACCTGTTTGTGTACGCCGTGTGCTGTGAATGGAGAAATTTCCAATGAACGCTCTCAGGCTGTGGCTCTCCCGCAACATAGGAATTTTGTGGCCGCCGGTCGGCGTGTGGGAGCCCGAAACGTACCGATGCACAATGCGGCGGCTTCGGCCGGATGGGGCCTACGAGTACCGGGCAATGTCGACGGAGGAAATACAGGATCAACTCAGCCGGGAGGCTTGGTAGATGCCAACTCAGGGCCACGACGTTTTCATGCTCCGCAAGCGGATGGACCGGACGGACGCCGACAACGATAGACGGGTTGAGCGGATCGAGGCCGACCTGGCATTGTTGCTCGAGAAGATCAATCAACTGCTTGCGCGCGTCGAAGAGCTCGAAAAGACCGCACCGGCCAAACTGCCTTGGCAAGCATAGGCAATAGACGGGCTTTGTGCTCGCCGCATATCTCCATTAACGTGCCCCCGCAATTACCCGTGGCAGCACGAGGGGGACTGTACCTATGGCCGCGCCCACCATCCCGAATATCGGCCCCATTACAGTCAGGACACTCACCGGCACAGAGCTTTTCTATTTCGAATCCGGGTCGCAGGACCAGCAACGCATAACGGCGGCAGACCTCGCGACATATATAAGTGCCAGCCTGGTCGCCGGCGCGACGGGGAGCACGGGCGCAACAGGGGCCACAGGCGCTACCGGAGCTACCGGACCCACGGGACCATAAATGGCTGGCCCTCCAACTGTCTATAACATCGGGCCGGAAACCGTCGATACACTGACGGGGCCAGAGTTTTTTCAATTCCAAGCTGATAGCCAAAGCGTCAAGCAGATCACCGCGGCCAACCTGAAAACCTACGTCGGCGTCGGGCCGACAGGATCAGCCGGCGCGACAGGAACTACGGGCGCCGCCGGAGCTGCGGGCGCAACCGGCGGGACAGGTGCCGATGGCGCGGCAGGAACTACCGGCGCTACAGGAAATGCAGGAACAACGGGAGCGTCCGGCGGTACGGGCGCTACCGGATCTGCCGGCGGAACCGGCGCTACCGGGGCGGCTGGATTGACCGGCGCTACCGGGGCGGCTGGTGCCCCAACCGGAGCAACGGGACCTACCGGGGCGACAGGTGCAACGGGCACCACAGGTTCTACGGGGCCTACAGGCCCGGCAGGCACGGGCGCAACCGGCCCGCAGGGCCCGCAGGGCAATCCCGGCACCGCGGGTGCCATAGGTCCAACTGGCGGCACAGGCAACACCGGCAATACAGGAACGGCTGGCGCGATCGGGCCTACCGGCGTGGTCGGCAGTACCGGCGGAACCGGAAATACCGGGTCAACCGGGTCAACCGGCAGCACGGGATCGACCGGAAGCACCGGAAGCACAGGGCCGACCGGAGGCACAGGTGGCACCGGAGGTACGGGAGGCACCGGCGGGACAGGCGGGACAGGCAATACCGGAGCGGCTGGTAGCGCTTCGAATACAGGTGCTACGGGCAACACCGGCAATACGGGAGGGACAGGTGCGACGGGAGCTACTGGTGCGAACGGCAGTGCTTCTAATACTGGCGCTACTGGCCTTACCGGAAATACCGGGGCTACGGGCTCCACGGGATCAACTGGTCCGACGGGCGCTACGGGCGCTACTGGCGTCACAGGTCCGACCGGCGCGCAGGGCAACACCGGTACAGCCGGCGCTATAGGAAACACCGGACAGACTGGACGAACTGGCGCTACCGGGCCAACAGGCGCTACCGGCAATACTGGCAATACTGGCAACACCGGCAATACAGGCGCTACGGGGGCGGGGACCACCGGCGCGACCGGAGCTACTGGCACGTCATCCGGCCTCACCCCCAACACGCAGCCGAACAACTACACGCTCGTTCTCGCCGACGCCGGCAAGATGATTGTCCATCCGTCGACAGACAATGTGCAGCGCACCTACTCGATCAACAGCAACGCCAACGTGCCGTACTCGATCGGGACGCAAGTCACGTTCGTAAACCGGTCTGCGGCCAACCTGCTAATTACGATCGTTTCTGATACAATGATCCTAAGCGGGTCCACCAACACCGGCACACGCACGCTCACGCAGAACGGTATAGCGGTCGCGACCAAGATTGAAACGACCGTGTGGATCATCTACGGAGCGGCCGGAACCAAGTTTAGCGTCCTGACCTAAGAGGAAGCCATGTCATTCATCTCGCATATGTTCGGCAGCGCACCACCACCGCCCCCGGCGCCCCCGCCCCCGCCGCCGCACCCCGCGACCATGGCGAGCCAGGGCGTACAACAGGCCGGGCAGCAAGCCGCGCTCGAGGCCGCCGCCGCTAGCGGGCAGGGCTTCTCCGACACCATCAAGACCGGATCGCTTGGGGCACCGAAGCCAAACACCACTTCCGGCGCGGAAACATTAGGTTAAGGAATGTCGTTTGCCATGCCGCGCGCCGCCGCCACTGTGCCTCCGCCGTCCTTTACGGCGATGCTGCAGCAAAGCAGTGCGCCGCGTGATGCTCCGATAACCTCGCCGAACACGTCCTCGGGAGCCAACACGGACATGATCGGGCAGGCCGCGCATACCCGCATGTCCCTTGGCGAGCCGGCAGAGCCGACGCCGCCGCCGCAATTCGGCACCCCGACGGGGCAAAAAACACAGTTGGGTCAATAAATGGCCGACCAAGCCACAGCCAGCGCCCCGTATGAGGATATGTCGGCATCGATGTTGTCGCAGCAGCCGCTAACGGCGCCCGACAAGCTTGATAAGATGAATAGTGCGTGGAGCACGTTCTTTTCCCACTGCGAACAGCGACTCGGGATGCTACGGAGCTGGCGCTATTCGTGGTGGGCGCATTGGGCCCGCCTCGCCGAGTTTTTTCTGCCGCGGCGCTACCACTGGCTCGTCACCGCCAACCGCATGTCGCGCGGAAATCCTATAAACGACGCGATTATCGACTGCACGCCGACGCTTGCGGTCAATGTGTGCTCGAGCGGCCTCTGGACCGGGATGACGTCCCCCTCGCGGCCATGGTTTGCGATCGAGATAGGTCTGCCGTGGATCCAACTCGATAATGAAGGAAAGGCGTGGCTCGAAGATACGCAGAAGCGCTCGTACCAGGTGCTCTCGCAGAGCAATTTCTATCAGGTCATGGCGCAGGCGTTCCAGGACGTCGTGGTGTTTGGCACCGCGCCGGTCATTGTCTACGAGGACTTTGAGGATATCGTCCGGCTCTACCTCCCGTGCGCGGGAGAGTATTATCTCGCTGCCGGCGGCCGGCTGGACGTCACCGATCTCTACCGTGAGTTCACGTTCACGGTAAAAGAGATCGTCGATATGTTCCGGGTCGAGAACTGTCCGCCGGTCATCAAAAATCCCTGGATGCAGGGCGGGGCCTCCCTGGATATCGAGTTTGTCGTGGCGCACGCGATCGAACCGAACTACGCGGTGGCCGACAAGGGTGACGGCGACAAGGAAATATCGATCGTCCCCGGCAAATTCCCCTACCGCGAGCTCTACTGGCTCAAGGGCATCCGCTCGGCAGTCCCACTCAGCAAGCGCGGCTTTAATGGCAAGCCCTTCATGGTCGCGCGGTGGAGCACGGTGTCGAATGACCCATACGGGCGCTCCCCGTGCATGGACGCCCTCGGCGACAACAAGCAGATCCAGCTCGAGACCCGCCGCAAGGCCGAATTTAT